AGTTATGGAATTAAAACTGATGGTACTTTATGGGCTTGGGGACGTAATAATAATGGTGAATCGGGACTCAATGAAACAATTATGAGATCCAGTCCAACTCAAGTAGGAACAGGAACAAATTGGAGTTCAATACTTGAGCTTCAAAATGGAGGAAGGTTGGCTGGTGCTATTAAAACTGATGGTACTTTATGGACATGGGGAAATAATCTTAGTGGCGTATTGGGACATAATGATGCGGTTACCAAATCCAGTCCAACACAAGTAGCAGGTACAACTTGGCTTAAAGTTGCAATTTCTTATAAAAATTCGCTTTTTGCAATTAAAACTAACGGCACTTTATGGTCTTGGGGAAATAATCAACACGGTCATTTAGGACATAATGATATAACTTTTAAATCCTCACCTGTTCAGGTTGGCACAAATACCAATTGGAGTAATGTTTTTGGAGGAGATAATACTGTGTTAGCTCAAACGTCAAATTAATTAATTAACAAAATATTTTCGTTATGACATATTCTCAATTACCTTTTAATGGTCAAACCAAGATAATTAATGGCATAAATAGTTCATTCATACAGGACTATTATGCCAGCTCCATCTACTAGACAAGAATTTAAAGACTATTGCCTACGCAGGCTTGGATTTCCCGTAATTCAAATTAACGTTGATGACGATCAGGTAGATGATCGCATTGACGATGCTTTACAGTTTTTCCACGACTATCATTTTGAGGGTTGTGAAAAGATGTACATGAAGCATAAATTTACACAAGAAGATATTGATAGACGCTGGATTTATTGTCCAGATCCAGTACTTTTTGTCATTGGAGTTTTACCTTTTGATGACTCTAATTCTTCTGTTAACATGTTCGATTTGCGTTATCAATTACGCTTGCATGACTTATATGACTTTACATCGGTATCTTATGTGTCATATGAAATTACCATGCAACACATTCGTACCTTAAATCTTTTATTCTCAGGTACTCCTCAATTCAGATTCAATCGCCATCACAATAAACTATTCCTCGACATTGATTGGGATCGTGATGCAACTGTTGGTGAATATGTTGTTATTGAATGTTATCGCAAACTAAGTCCTGAATCTGTTACACTTACCGGTACAGTATCAGCAACCAATACAGCCAATACTTTAACAGGCACAGGTACAAAATTTGATCAAGAAATTCTTGATGGTGATGTAATTACAATTGCAGGTACAGAATTGCAAGTTAATCATATTCTATCACCAACAGAAATACAATTAGTAAAAACTCCAACAGCTAATATTACAAATGGTTCAATTGTTAAAGCAGGTATGACTGATGTTTGGGATGACCGATTCTTAAAACGATATGCAACTGCTCTAATTAAATACCAATGGGGTTCCAATCTTTCTAAATTTGCTGGCGTACAAATGCCAGGTGGTGTTACACTAGATGGTCCTAGAATTATGGAGGAAGCACAAAAGGAAATTGACAAGATTGAAGAAGAAATGCAATCATACAATGTTCTTCCTTCCGACTTTATAATGGGTTAAAGAGTGGCAACTAATTTTTATTTTCAGCCATTTCCACTAGAGCAAATAACTAACGAGCAGTTGCTTGTTGAAGATTTGGTTATTGAAGCTATGGGTATCTATGGCATGGATGTATATTATCTACCAAGAAGTAGTGGTGGTACTGAAGATATGTTGTATGGTGAAGATACGATGAAGCAATATCGTAGCGCTCATCAAATTGAAATGTATCTTGAAAATATTACAGGCATGGAAGGCGAACAAGATTTTATTTCTAAATTTGGTTTAGAAATTCGTGATGAAATTACTTTACTCGTTTCTCGCCGTAGATTTAAATATACTGTTGGTGCAACAAACTTTCAAACACCAATTTTAGGTGATATAACTCCAGAAGAAAATCGAGCACCTATACGGCCTAGAGAAGGCGACTTAATTTATTTACCTTTACTACAAAACTTTTTTGAAATTACTTTTGTAGAACACGAAAATGACCAAGCTATGTTTTATACATTAGGTCGTGGTCGTGGTGGCAATGTTTATGTTTATTCATTAAAACTTAAACAGTATGTATTTTCTGAAGAAATTATTGAAACTGGTGTTAGTGAGGTTGATGACCAAGTATTTGATGCCTATAAGAGAACTAGACTTACAGTTAATCTTACAGGCGGTACTGGTGCATTTGTTCCTGGTGAAATCATTTACCAAGGTACTGATGCAGCTAACGCAGATGTTCAGGCCATTGTACATACTTGGAAAACAGGTCAGTATGTTGATGTAATTCGAACAGAAGGTACCTTTGTGGCCAATGTTCGTGTTAAAGGTGCAGAAAGTAATTCAACATGGGTACTGGCGAGTTCTAATGATAAAGTTACTCTTGATAATGCCTTTGAAGATATTGCGGATAATAACCGTATTGAAACCGAATCTGATCAGATATTAGACTGGACAGAAACTAATCCATTTGGTGGTGATTAATGCTAGGTCAATCTCATTTTTATAATCGTACAATTCGCAAAATAGTTGTTGCTTTTGGTACTCTGTTTAACGACATACAAGTTCAGAGGTATGCAGGTACAACACCTAAAGAAATTTTTAAAGTGCCTCTGTCATATGGTGCAAAAGAAAAATATATGACAAGGTTAACTTTCGATCCTGTATTAACCAAATCTATTGCAACAGCTGTACCTAGAATTTCATTTGATTTAACAGGTATGAATTATGATGTAGGTCGTAAACAAATGAGTATGCTTCGCAATTTTTCATCAAATACTACTACAGCATTTAATACTCAATATGCTCCTGTGCCATATGATTTTAATTTTTCAATGTCAATCTATGTTCGCAATACAGAAGATGGTACACAAATTTTAGAACAAATATTGCCATTTTTTACACCAGATTTTACAGTCACGGTTGATTTTATTCAACCAATGGATCAAAAGTATGACATGCCTATTATTCTTAATTCTGTAAATACAACCACAGATTATGAAGGCGACATGATGACTACCAGATTAATTACTTGGGATCTGGAATTTACTGCAAAAGGATATATTTGGCCTGCTGTTAAAAGTGGTAAAGTTATTCGCCAAGCAAACACAAATATATACTTACAGTCTAATACAACAACATACAATTTAGCAACTGCAATTTCTACAATACCTGATCCGTATGATGCTATGCCAGATGATGAGTTTGGTTTCTCTGAAGAAAGATTTGATGAAACTTATCTCATAGCAAATACTGGTGAATATTTAATAACCGAAACAGGCCTTAGAATAAGAGAAGAATAAAAATGGCAAGTAAAACAATAACACAATTAACTGCTTTAGATACTATATCAACAAATTTAGCTAATACACTTTTTGTTGTTTACGATACCGAAACAGGTACAACTAAAAAAGCATCACTATCACAAATAGATTCTGCCGTTGAAAGGTCAATACAGAATGTAACTTCTGCTGGCGTTTATGCTAATGCGGCCTTTGCTAGTGCCAATACAAAACTTTCAGCTAATGGTGGTACAATTACTGGCAATTTAGCTGTCACTTCAAATATTATTACCAGTAATTTAACTGTTACAGGTGTTTTTACTGTTGATAATGTTGTAGTACAATGGCACACACCAATACCTTTAACATCTAAAGGTGATCCAGGTGATAAAGAAGGTTATATTGCTATTGACAATGATAAACTATATCGTTGCGTAGAAAATTATACCAATGGTGCAAACAACATTTGGAAATATATAAACTTTACTGGTGGAACTTGGGGTTAATTAAGTGAAAAAAACTAATGAGAAGTTATCTGAATTATTAAATGTAGAACCAATACCTGTACATACAGAAGTAGTACCTATATTAGATCCTATTCAAAACGATGCAGAGTTTGCTCGTGAAAATATTCGTGATTTAATTGCCAAAGGTAACGAAGCCATAGATGGCCTACTGCATGTTGCTAAAGAATCGGAACATCCAAGAGCATACGAAGTTGCCGCTAACATGTTAAAACATTTGGCAGACATGAATAAAGATTTAATGGAAGTACAAAAAAGAAAAAAAGATTTAGAACCTAAGCAATCAAACAATATGAATATTGATAAAGCGGTATTCATAGGATCAACAGAAGATTTAATCAAGATGATTAAGTCTAATAAATAGGAATACTATGGAAACATTAATTGAACAAATGAAAACAATTTTAGGTACAACTTTTGGGTTGTATTTTAAAGCACATGCATTTCATTGGAATGTTGAAGGTCCCGATTTTGCACAATATCATGGATTCTTAGAGGATTTTTATGAGTCGGTATATGGCAATGTTGATCCTATTGCAGAACATATTCGAGCCTTAGATTCGTATGCACCGGTATCTTTAAGTAGAATGATAGAATTGTCCGACATTGAAGAAAAAGATTCTGTACCAAATGCATTAGCCATGATTGAAGATTTAAAAACTAGTAATGATCGTTACATGGTTCATCTGCGTGCTGGTATTGCCGCTGCTGAAAATGCAAATGAGCCAGCAGTAGGTAATTTTTTACAAGATATTTTAGATCAACACCAAAAACATGGCTGGATGTTAAGAAGTTTTACAAAGTAAACAATGGCTATTGATGATGGTTACTTAGGTAACTCCAGTTTAAAAAAACCTGGTACTGAAATATCGTACACGGAAGAGCAATTAATTGAAATTGCCAAGTGTATGAATGATCCCATTTACTTTATTAGAAACTATGTTAAGATCGTTAACGTAGATCGTGGTCTTGTGCCTTTCGAAATGTGGCCGTTCCAAGAAGATATGGTGCGAGATTTCCACGACAATCGATTCTGTATTGCAAAGATGCCACGACAGGTTGGAAAGACGACCACGACTGTTGGATACATGTTGTGGTCTGTTTTGTTCAATGACAACTATTCAATCGCAATTCTTGCCAACAAAGGCTCTCTTGCTCGTGAAATTTTAGGTAGAGTACAATATGCCTATGAATATTTACCTACTTGGATGCAACAAGGTATTTTAGTTTGGAATAGAGGTAACATTGAACTAGAAAACAAATCTAAGATATATGCATACGCAACCTCTGGTGCTGGTGTTCGAGGCGGTACATATAACTTAGTATTCTTAGACGAGTTTGCTTTCGTACCTAATAATATTGCAGAAGAATTCTTTACATCAACCTATCCGGTTATCTCATCTGGTCAATCAACAAAAGTTATTATTGTTTCTACACCAAATGGTTTGAATCTTTTTTATAAAATGTGGAAAGATGCCACAGAAAAAAGAAGTTTATATAAACCAGTTGAAGTTCATTGGTCTATGGTACCAGGCCGTGATCAAAAGTGGAAAGAAGAAACAATACGCAATACTTCAGAAGAACAATTCAGACAAGAGTTTGAAACAGAGTTTATTGGTTCTACCGCAACACTTATTTCTGCCGCTAAACTTAAAGCTTTATCATATGAAACTCCAATAGAATCGTCTGATGGTTTTGATGTATATGAGTATCCACAAAAAGGTCACATGTATGTTATTACAGTAGACAGTTCAGAAGGTGTTGGTCTAGATTATTCTGCATTTTCAGTAATTGATGTTACATCTATACCTTATCGACAGGTGGCAAAATATCGAAACAATAAAATACCAACCTTAATTTACCCAACACTTATCTACTCAGCAGGTATGAAATACAATGAGGCTTTCATACTTGCAGAAACCAATAATATTGGTCAACAGGTGGTAGACATATTACATTATGACCTTGAATATGATAATATATTTAAGTTAGAACACCACAATATTAAAGGTCAACATATTTCAGCTGGTTTTAAAAAATCAGTTTCTTTTGGACTTAGAACAACTACTTCAGTAAAGAAAATTGGTTGTGCCAACTTTAAAGCCATGGTAGAGAGTGATAAACTAATCATTAATGACCAAGACACTTTGTTGGAACTATATACATTTTCAAGAGATAAAGATACTTACAAAGCTGAAGAAGGCAACCATGATGATATGGCCATGACTTTGGTTATGTTTTCTTGGTTGGCCGCACAAAGTTTTTTCAAAGAAACGACAAACGGAGATATTCGTAGGCGATTAGTTGAAGAACAAAACTTATTGGTTGAAGAAAATATTGCACCTGTAGGTATTTTTGATGATGGTATCAAAGAAGAAGTTGTTGACGATGGTAATAATAGATGGTCTTTTGTGAAAGACCGTGGGTATCCATCCTCAATTTTATAAAAACATAAATACATCATAAAAACGCATATCAGCCTGCAAATAAAGGAGATTAAACTATGGCTTTTCAACTATCACCAGGCGTGAATGTTTCAGAAGTTGACCTTACTACAGCTATTCCTTCTGTTTCTACTACTGTTGGTGCTTTTGCCGGAGATTTTCAATGGGGACCTGCAAATGAAATAGTAACTATTTCAAATGAAGTTCAATTGGTCGAAAGATTTGGCAAACCCGATAGTAATACATTCACCAGCTTTTTCACAGCATCAAATTTTTTACAATATTCAAATGACTTGCGAGTTGTACGTTCTATAGGTAGTGGTGCATTTAATGCTACTACAACTGGAACTGGTGTTTTAATCGAAAATACTTCTGACTATGATGATAATCATTCTTCAGGAACAGGTTCAAATGTTTTTGGTGCAAAATATCCAGGTCTTTTAGGTAATTCCCTTAAAGTTTCTATTTGTGATTCTAATACTACACTCTTAGCTACTTGGGCATACGCTGACGATTTTGATGGTAATCCAGGTTCTTCTGATTATGTAATTAGAAATAATAGTAATGACAATTTGTCTAATGATGAAATTCATATTGTAGTTCTTGACACTACAGGTAGAATTAGTGGTACAGCTAATACTATTTTAGAAAAATTTGCTTTTCTTTCTAAAGCTTCTGATGCTAAAAACGATGACGGCTCAAGCAATTATTACAAAGATGTAATCAACAATCGTTCCAAATATATTTGGTGGTTATCACATCCATCAGAGGGCACCAATTGGGGTAGAATTGCTGGAGACAATTTGGTTTACACAAAAGTGGCTTCAACAGACTACACTTTAAGTGGTGGTGTTACTGCTGCTCCATCTGCCGCTAACCGAAATACAGCTTATGATTTATTTAATAATCCAGATTCGGTAGATATTTCATTTATTCTTGCTGGTGAAACTTCAGGATCATCAACAATTAGTGCTCTTTCAGCTATTGCTGACAGTAGAAAAGATTGTATGGTATTCATTTCTCCACAAAGAAGTGATGTAATAGACAATGCAGGTAGTGAAGCCACAAGTATTGAAACTTGGAGGCGTTTTACAGTATCTTCAATAGCTAGTTCATATATTGTTTGCGATTCTGCTTGGAAATATCAATTTGACAAATACAATGATGTATATCGTTGGGTACCATTAAATGGTGATATAGCTGGTCTATGTGCAAGAACAGATTTGCAACGTGATCCATGGTTCTCGCCTGCAGGTATTAATCGTGGCCAAATCAAAAATGTAATTAAACTTTCTTGGAATCCAACAACAGCACAAAGAGATACTTTATATAAAAGTGGTATCAATCCAGTTGTAACATTCCCTGGTGAAGGCACAATTCTCTATGGTGATAAAACATTCTTGACAAAACCATCCTCATTTGACCGCATCAATGTTCGCCGTTTATTCATTGTGTTAGAAAAGGCTGTTGCTAGAGCTGCTCGTTCTTCATTATTTGAATTTAATGACGACTTTACAAGAGCTCAATTTGTTAACTTAGTTGAGCCGTTCTTGCGTGATGTTCAAGGTCGCCGTGGCATCTATGACTTCCGTGTTGTTTGTGACACTACAAATAATACAGCTGAAGTTATTGATACAAATCGTTTTGTTGGTGACATTTACATTAAGCCTGCTCGTTCAATCAACTTCATCCAACTTAATTTCGTTGCTACCCGTACCGGCGTATCATTTGACGAAATTGTTGGACGATTCTAATAAATAGAGAGATAGGAGAAATCAAATGGCATTTAATGTAAATCAATTCCGCTCTCAGATGACTGGAGATGGTGCTCGCCCAAATTTATTTGAGGTGTCGCTACCATTTCCTAACTTTGCAGCCCCAGGAACAGCACAACAAAAAACAACATTCATGTGTCGTAGCGCACAGTTACCAGGTTCAACACTTGGTATTGTGCCTGTAAATTATTTTGGTCGTGAATTAAAATTTGTAGGCAACAGAACATTTGTCGATTGGACAATCAATGTTATTAATGATGAAGATTTTGTTATTCGTAACGCATTTGAACGATGGATGAATGGTATAAACAGTCATTCATTGAATGTTCGTAATCCTGCAGCTCAAACACCTGTTAGTTATACTGTTGATGGTGAAGTTCGCCAATATGGTAAAGCAGGTGATACAATTAAGAAATATAAATTTATTGGTTTGTTTCCAACCGATTTGGCTCCAATTGAATTAGATTGGGGTTCAAACGATGCGATTGAAGAATTCACCGTAACTCTTTCCTACCAATGGTGGGAATCGGCTGAAGACGCTGTGGTATAAAAGTGGGGGATATTCCCCTACTTTTATTTTTTTAGGATGAATGAATAATGGCAATAAAACTTTTCGGTTTTACACTCGGTCAAAAAGATGTAGTTCAGGTACAAAAACCTGAACAGGCATCTTTTGCACTTCCAACAGAAGCAATTGATGATGGTGCGGTTAACATCACTCAAAATGCCCATTACGGCACATATGTTGATTTAGAAGGTGCTGTCCGTAATGAACTAGAATTAATTACTCGTTATCGTGAAATGGCAAACCATCCAGAATTGGAGATGGCCATTGATGAAGTTGTGAATGAAGCTATCAGTCACGACAATGACGGTACATGTCTTGATATTGTTTTAGATAAATTAAAACAACCTGAAACAATTAAGAAAAAAATTAAAGAAGAATTTGATGCAGTTCTTCGCATGATGAATTTTAATAATCTTGCAGATGACCTTTTCAAACGATGGTATATTGATGGTCGAATTTATTACCATGTTGTAGTTGATGATAAAAATCCTAAACAAGGTATACAAGAGTTACGATTTATTGACCCACGAAAAATTCGTAAGGTTCGTGAGATTCAAAAAGATAGAGATCCAAAAACTGGTGCTTCAGTTATTAAATCTATTGCCGAATATTATGTTTATAATGACAAAGGCACCACAACACAAAATTATACGGCACAAGTAAGTACTGGACTTCGTATTGCTGCTGATGCTATTTTGAATGTTAACTCAGGTTTAATGGATGCAAAGAATACTTTTGTAATCTCTTATCTACATAAAGCCATTAAACCATTAAATCAGTTGCGTATGATTGAAGATGCGGTTGTTATTTACCGTATTTCAAGAGCACCTGAACGCCGTATTTTTTACATCGATGTAGGTAATTTACCAAAAGGTAAAGCTGAACAATATCTTCGTGATATTATGGTTAAGTATCGTAACAAGATGGTCTATGATGCTGAATCAGGTCAGTTGCGTGATGATCGCAAACACATGTCAATGTTAGAAGATTTCTGGTTACCTCGCCGTGAAGGTGGTAAAGGTACCGAAATTACTACACTTCCTGCTGGTCAAAACCTTGGCCAAATGGAAGATGTTTTATACTTTAGACAGAAGTTACTTAACTCATTAAATGTACCAATCTCTCGGTTAGAACCACAAGGTGGTGGTATGATTGGTGTTGGTCGTAGTACAGAAGTTACTCGTGATGAAGTTAAGTTTATGAAGTTTATTACTAGACTTCGCAACAAATTTACACAGTTGTTTGATTCTGCATTACAAAAACAATTGGTATTAAAAGGCATTTGTACTACTGATGAGTGGGACGATTTTAAAGAATACATCTATTACGATTTTAGAAAAGATAATAATTTTACCGAATTAAGTGAGGTTGAACTTAATCGTGAAAGAATCAATTTGTTAACTCTTATTGATCCTTTTGTAGGGAGATATTATTCACAGTCATGGGTTAAAAAGAATGTACTTAGAATGACCGATGATGACATTAAAAAGATAGATAAGGAACTTAAAAATGAAAGCGAAACCCTCCCAACCAGTCAGCAAGGTCCCGTTCTCGGCCAAGAAGGTGCATCACCAACAGAGTTTCCTCCCCAAGACAACACACAAGAGGACAGCTCCTCGGAGTCGGTAACACCGCAACTTGATTCTGAGGTTGAAAAATATTCATTAGGTATAAATAAGAAATAATAGGAGATAATTATGGAACAAATTCAAGCATTTATTAAACAAGTGAGTACAGGTCAAGCTGCTGAGGCACAAGACACTCTGAACAATCTTATTTCAGCTAAAGCTATGGAAGCTTTGGCAAACAAAAAACAAGAAATGGCATCTGGTGTTTTTAACGGCAAAGAAGCGGAATCAACAGAAGAAACTGCATGAAATTTTTAAGCGATTTTAAAAATACATCGTTAGAAGAAGCTAAAACAGACTATAGAAAGTTTGATACCTTAGTGCGTTCTGGTTTAGGTAATGCATCACAACTACAAAAAATTCATCATGTTTTAAACAAGTTGAAAGAAGATAATCCAATATTGACTGCGGCAGAGAAAAATATTGTACAAGAGTTGTTAAATAAAATGGTAGATGTTGTTACCAATAATAAACAAATTTTTCAACAAACTCGCCGTGCGGTAAAAGAAGGTGTAGAACAAAACGTTGTAAATTCTTCAGACTATAAGTTATCACCTTCTGGTAAAAAAATTAAAGCTCATCGTATTGTTACTTCTTCTATTAAAGAAGATAGTGAAATTATTGAAGAAGCACTAAATATAGATCCTCCTTATACTTTATTGTTAAAGAGAGAAGCAATTCGTATGTACCCAAATGGTACTAAAATTGCTTTGTATTATAGTAAAAAATTAGATAAGTATTTTTCAGTTCCGTATGATGCTAGTGCAGCTATTCAGGCTGAAGAAACAATTAAAGAATCCGTAGATGCCATTGGTCAACTACAAAAGATTAAAGACAGTCACCAAATTGGTACAGTAAACCACAAAGATGGTTCTTCCAGTAAGGTGGATGTACAAACCGCTCATGCGGTATTAACCATTCATAAAAATTTGAATGAAGAAAATAAAAAAAAGTTTGCTGATATGGTGGCAAGATCATCACATCACATGAAAAAAGCAGCAGATTTTTCATTTAGTAAATTAAAATGAAATTTATAGAGGCACTATCAAAAGGCAATTTAGATGAGGCTAAGCAACATCTATTTAATCGCCTTGATGAAATTGCTAAAAGAAGATTAGAAGAAGCAAAAAATTATGTTGTAGAAGATATGTTAGAAGAAGGTAGTTCTAACATTATTAAACAAGGTAGAATTCAAAAGATTCGCCGAAGAATTAGACGAAATTCAGCAGGTCGTATTGTAGTTCAAAAGAATGTCAGACGATCAGGTATTAAAGGTTATAGGGTTTCAGGTAATCGTGTTGTGCGTATATCTGCAACAGCAAGAATTAAAAAAGCTCGTTTATTAAAACGATCATGGAAAACAACTAGAAGGGCAAAATTACGCCGTTCGCTATTGAAAAGAAAAATGTCAATGCGTAGGCGCACATCAATGGGAATAAAATAAAATGCCATACGAAATTTTAAACAGTAAGAGAAGTAAATCAATCATTCGTGTAGTGGGTAATACAGCTACACGCATTGATTTAACTGGTTTGTCGACCAATACAACAACTGAAATTATTACTGGTGCTGCATTTACACATGTTATGTCTACTTCAGATGGATTCTGGAAAGTATATCGTGGTAACGATGCAACTGGTACTTTAGTTTTAGATTTACCAGGTGGCAATGATTATCCTTTAGCGCAATATGATATTGCATTAGCCAACACTTCTACTGCAAACATTTATGTAACAAATAGTGGTACAGGTGGTACTTTAATTTTATCATTAAGCAAAACTGCAACTTATAATCCATCATTAACGGATCTGTAAAATGAAACTTATTAGAGAAACAGTCGAGAACGTAAAGTATCTCACAGAAGCTTCCGAAAACGGCAAAAAACATCTTTATATTGAAGGTACTTTCCTTGTAGGTGACAAAGTAAATCGTAATAACCGTATGTACAAAATGGATACTTTGCGTTCTGAAGTAGAAAGGTACAACGAAGAATATATTAAGACCAATCGTGCTCTTGGAGAACTAGGCCATCCAGACACACCTACAATTAATTTAGAGAGAGTATCTCATAAAATTGTTTCCCTTGTAGAAGATGGTGACACATTCTATGGGAAAGCATTAATTTTGGATACACCATATGGTAAAATTGTTAAAGATTTTATCGATAATGATGTGAGTATTGGTGTTTCCTCAAGAGCTTTGGGTTCTGTAATTCAAACCAAAGAAGGTTATAATTTGGTACAAGATGATCTTAAACTTGCAACAGCAGCTGATATTGTTGCTGATCCATCTGCACCAGGTGCTTTCGTTAACGGTATTATGGAAAATAAAGAATGGATGTTTGTTGAAGGACGCTTTGTAGAAGCGGATTTTGACAAAGCAAAGAAACAAATAAAGAGTGCTTCTAAGAAACAAATAGAAGAAGTTGCTTTCAAATTGTTCGAAAATTACCTCAGAAAACTTTAATTTTATAAATAAGAAATCATAAGGAGATTCCTAATGGCAACAAATAAACTAATGGAAGCAGCAGCTGATATTCTCGCCGGTGGCAAGAGTTCAGCCCCAGCTATGCCTCCGCAAAAATTAGAAGGTCAGATTGTAGACCTTGGTGGTCCTACACCGCAGAATTCTAAACCCGATGACAATTCGAATAAAATCGATGCGACTAAGGCTGCAAAATCTGCAACTGCACCAACAACCAAACCATCAGATGCTTCATCGGACACACAGCTCAAAATGAAAAAAGAGGAATCCGAAGAGGTAGAAGGCGAAGAAATTATTGCTGAAGAAGAGCAAGAAGACCAAGTCATTGTTGAAAAATCACATGACAAAGAAGAAATGAAGAAGAAGATGAAAGAGGACATTGATGCCCTTTTTGCTGACGATTCTACCATTTCTGAGGAATTCAAATCCAAAGTTTCTACAATTTTTGAAGCTCGTGTTTCCGACCGAGTAGCACAGATTGAAGAAGAAATTGAATCCAAATATGCTGGTATGCTTGAAGAAGCTCTTGCTTCAGTTCAATCTGAATTGACAGAAAAAGTTGATGACTATCTAAACTATGTGGTTGACCACTGGTTGGAAGATAATCAAATTGCAATTGAATCAGGTCTACGTGCTGAGATTACCGAAGAATTTATTTCTGGTCTCCGCAACCTGTTTGCAGAACATTACATCGATGTTCCATCCGAAAAAATTGATTTAGTTGATGAACTTGCTGGCAAAGTTGAAGAACTTGAAAGCAAACTCAACGAAGAAATTGAGCGTGCTGTCGATTTAAATAAACAGTTAATTGAATCACGCAAAGTTGAAATTACTCATCAAGTCTGCGAAGGTCTCACCGCAACTCAAGTTGAAAAAATCAAATCACTCGCAGAGAGTGTTGAATTCTCCACAGAGGATGAATACAAAG